ATTCGGTCGGCCACCAGTGTTGTTCTGGTTCTGACCGCCGTGCAGCTGGGCCTCCCGATCGCTCGACGCGACGGCATACAGGATCTTCCGACCCGCGGCCGTCGACATGAAAGCGTCTTTCTGCTCAGGCGTAAATGGCGAGCTTGCCAGGAACCGGTCGACCATCGCATTGAAGACATCGTAGTTGCCGCCCCAGTCGGCGCGCAGCTTGATGTCTTCCGCCTGGCGCGTCACCGTGCTCTGTGCCCGCTCCGAAGCCTCGGCGGCTTCGCCGAAGCCAAGAACCGCAGCGGCGATGCCGGCAGCGACTTCCTTCGGCAGGTTGTGCTTCAGGGCCGTGTCGCGCATGAAGGTCTCGAAGTCCTTCTCGATCGGGGTCCCGTCGGCGAACTTCACGCTCGACAGGTCATAGCCGGCGGCATCCGCGGGGACACCAAGGCGGGCATGAATTGCCTTCAGCCCGTCAGCGTCGTTGGCCTCCGGCCACCGGACGAGACGGTCGGGGGGAACCCCGAGCTTCTGTTCGGCCGCACGGTAGGAACCGAGGGCAGCAGTAAGCGCCGCGCCCGGATCGGGTAGCTTGTCCCAGCCCTTGATTTGCAGGAACCCCTTGTCCTCCGGGCTGAACGTATCATGCCACGGAGCGTTCTGTGTCGGCTTGGTCTCTTCGGCCATATCACGCACTCCTATTCGTCATCGACGAAGGTTGAGCCCGGCTTGTAGTTCCGGGCGGAAAGATACGCCTGAACCAGAGCTAAGTTCTTATGCTCTAAATCTCCGGCGATCCGGTTACACAGGTAACATAACAAACCACGAACAAGACCTGTAACATGATCATGGTCTACGACTAGAAATCGCCCATCTTTAGGCGGACTACTACACGCGGCACAAACGCCTTCTTGCTGGCGAAACATCTCAAGATAGTCCTCATGAGATATTCCGTATGTTTCACGTAATGCTTTATCTCTGTGATAAAGCGGCTTTGCGGCCCTCCATAATTTAGTCTTGCGGTTCAATTTGTCTTTGTGCCGATGATAAAAGTCCCTATACTCTTTTCGAGTTGCTTCCGGGTTAGCCTTTCGGCGAGCCCGTCGACGAGCATTTTTCTCTTCCCGTGTCATCTCATTCCTCGTCTACAAACGTCGAAGAAGGCTTGTAGATTTGATACCGGTCCTCGGGCGACAGACCAGCGTAGAGAATTGCAAGCTCCTCCTCATTGAGCCGCAGGAACCGGACCAGCCGGAGCCATACATCCCGGCGGCCAGTAGCGCGATCATTCTCGCACGGGCTATCCGCATGGCAGAACCAGGCGAGATCCCGGAGGACCGCCTGCGCCGAGCCAGCGCGCAACTGCGGGTCCGTCGCAGTGTCGTTCGAGAACGTAACGCAGTAGTGGAACTTCCTGCCGGCGAACCGCCGGAAGAGCCGATACAGTGGTCCTTCTGTAGGGATCATTTTTCCTCCGGCATCAGTTTTCGTACCATGCGGCAGAGTTCATCGACCGCGGCCGTATTCTCGCGGATCTCCTCCCGGGCACCGTCCATAGCGCGGGCAAGAGAACCGACAACCGCATAGAGGGCATCCCACGTCGTCGCGCTTCGCGCGGCTTTTGCGAAAGGGCCAATACCGCGACGGGCGGAACCATTGGAGGGCACGGCGGCTAAGTCGGACATAATAGATCACTGCTCCTCCCATCGGCGCAAATACAACTCGGCCATAACTCGCCGTTCATGCTCTAAATACCCAACAGTAACATTGCAGGCACAACACAAAAGGCCACGGATTTGACCAGTTATATGATTGTGGTCTACGTGCAATGCAGTCCGTTGAGATACTGGAACCCTCCCGCAAGCGGCGCATCTCCCATTTTGACGGGCCGCCATTGCATCATACTGCGCCACCGTTAGCCCGTACCGTCGCAAAGCCCTCTCGCGACGATGCTCCCGGTCGTGCGCTGCTCGCCGCTGCTTATCGCGCATCGCCCTTATCCCCCCGGAGGCGCAGGAATACCCGGCATTCCGGGTTGCCCGTTGGAACCAGGCTGCCCCTGGAGGCCCGGAGCATTCCCCGGAACTTCTGGCATACCGCCTGGCGGCGTGCCGCTGAGCGTGCCGCCGATGTTGCCGCCGGTCTCGGCCTTTGCCTGGATGGCCTGCGCCTTCATGATCGCCGCGCGGCCCGGGAGTTCCTTCGTCTGACGATCGCGCTCGGCGTCCTGCGCGCGCTGTTTCTGCGCTTGCTTGAACTCTTCGGCCGTCGCCATCCAGCTTGAGGGAAAGCCGCGGCGCAGCGCGATGTCGGGCAGGGAACGCTTGAAGGCGAAGTGATCCCAATGCGACGGATCACCGGTGGACTGGACGACTTCCTTGACCATTTCGACCGCCTGCATATAGCCTGCGACTTCGCCGGCCGCCATCATGCGGGTCATCGGATTGTCAAACTCGGCGTCGTAGGCGATCCCGCCGGCTTCGAGGACGACGGGCGGCGGCGCATCAATCATGCCCTGCTCGGAAAGGATATCGAGTTCGCGCGGCAGCATCGTGCCGAGGTACTCGGTAATCTGCCGGCCTGCGGTCGGGGCCAGGAAGACAGCCCGCTGTTCAAGCAACTCGACGACCTGGCGGGCGCCAAGCTGCGGGTTCTTCTCGATGTCGAGGGCCATCTTGTAGAGGTTGACCAGGAACGCTTCGTCGATGATGATCTGCTCGGCGTCCATCATCTCCTTGGTGATGTTGATGTTTCCGACCGGCAGAATGCCAACGCGAGGTTGGCCTTTGGAGTTCATGCCGCCGGAGACATAGCCGCCCGGATGGAACTCCGGGTTGAACAGACCCTCCTCGGGCCCCAAGATCGTCGGGTCTCCAGCCCGATGACCCTGTTTCAGGAACGTCACCTTCTCGGCGTTCTTCGTCTTCATGGTCGCGAGAACCATCTGCGCGGGTCCGCGGCCGTAATCCTCGTCGGGCGCCACCATGTAGCGGCCGATCGCCACCGGGAACGTCCGGTAGCCGCTCTCTTCGAGCATGATCTTGCCGACCTCGGAAATGTAGTAGCTGGCCCACCGCTTGTTGCGCGGGCCATATTCCCAAGGCATGTAGTCGTCGCGCCGGCATACATATTGGATGACCCAATACAGGGTCGAGCTTTCGCTCTCCAGCGGAGACTTCAGGCTCTCCGGGAATGTATTCGGCCAGCACTGGTAAATCTGCCGAGCCGTCCAGCGGAACGCGCGGTAGTAACTGTCGACCGCGCCCTGCGCGTTGACGACGTAATACATCTGGCCAACGGGAAGGGAGCAGTAGCGCAGTCCCTTATAACCCGGGAAGAGCTTCCGGTCGAGCGCGTCGGTGTACATATTCATGTTCCCGAATACACCGAGGCCTTGAAGGTTCTGCTGGTTCGAGCCGACGAAGTTTGCGGTGTGCGCGTAGCGCGCCTGCCAAAGCGTCGAGGAGAGCTTGTCGTAGTAGGCCTGGACGCCGCGTTGCTTCATCACGTCCTTGTCGGGGTGCTTCAGCCGGGACCACATGAGGCCTTGCGGCGTCAGCAGGCTGTCCATGATCGCGCCGAAGTAGTGCGAGGCGATCGAGGCGCCGGGGTATTGATCGTAGCCGTAGAAGAACGTATTCGCGTGCTCAGGCCACGCCAGGAGCGAACTCTCCTGCCACTGCATTTCGAAGTTGTACCGCCGCAGGCGCTTCTGCTGGAAGCCCTTGAGGATCTGCTCGATCTTGTGCTGGGTCTCCGGGGATTGGGACCCAGTTGGCGTATAGACGACGTCAGGCATCGATGTACCTCGGGCCGGAGATTACGAACCACCGGCAGGCGAAGCACGGTCGACCGCGGCCATCGCGAAACGCTACGCGATACCAGGACCAGGCATCGTGCGGGAACCAGGTAAAGCCGGGCATCGTGGGGGTTGCCTCCAGCGAGACGAATTTCTCACTGTGGCATACATGCCATATTGTGGCAAAAATGTCAAGGGGAAGGAACGGCCCGACTTCCACGGGCCCCCGGCCTACTGACGGATGATCGCCGCTCTTCCGCCGCCTCCCCCACTATTGCGGATTGTGGAGGTTCGCCGCGGCGCTTTCAAGCGTCTCCGGATTTCGCGCGGTTCAGATTTTCATATAACCGAGAAGGGCCGTCCTGTCAAGACGTCGAAGTCCGTCGTGAACTTCGTCTCCGCGCGGCCGACGTCGGGCCGGCGCAGAAGCGGCAGGATCGTCCCGGTGCGGCCCATGCGCTTCATCATCAGGGCCTTCATCGTCGCCGAGAGGAGGTCGTCATCTTTCTTGACGATCTGGCCGTTCTCGTCGCGGTGGTACATGCGGAACTCCTCCCACCAGTCTACCAGGTCGGAAGCAACCCGGAAGCGGCCGTCGCTCATGCGCTGTTGCATTTCCAGGATCGCCGCCTCGGTCGAGTAGCCGCCCTGCGGGAAGGTCGCATGCTCCTCCATCATCTTCAGGCCGTACTTCCGGTACTGCGACGCCAGCTGCTCGCCGGAGCTTTCCCGCCGGTTGCCGTCGTGCGGCCAGGCCACCGGCATCGCGCCGGCCATGCGAAGGATCGCGTCGGCGTGCGACATCGGGATCGTGTTCGCCGCGCGATAGCTCTTCAGGACATAAAAAACATCGTTCTCTCGATCCCACATACAGAGCACTGCTGCGAAAGGGTGCGAGATCCCGAAATCGATGCCCCAAAGTTTGACCCAAAAATCAGGTATATCCATTCCCGGATCAAAGCGGAGGAAGGCTTCGTTCGCGTTGAAAATGGCTCCAGTGCCGAGCATGGGCAGGCCCTCCATACGGGCTCGCCATTGGTATTCTGGATACTTTGAAAGCATCGCACGGATCTTCTCCTCAGTCATGTGGAGCGCGTCCTTCGGCCCCATTGTGACGAAGCCGATCAACGGGTCAGTGCTCTGCCGGATACGCTTGACGACGTTCGACATGCCCTGCAAGGGAGTGAACGTCATGAAGCTCATTCCGCCAGTTGCAGTCCAGCGGGCATTCCCTTCGGTGTAGATGCTCTCGTCGGGCTCCTCGTCCCACCAGACGAAGTCGACGGTCGATCCCTGAAATTTCTTACGTCCTTGCTCGTAAGACTTGAAGAAAAGATGGGAGATACCGTCTTCTGATCCGTCGGTGTAATGTCGTATTGGGACAGTATCATAAGCATCTGCGACAGCGCCTCGTGCCGGCTTCGGATCTCCCGCAATACATTCGCGCGGGATAAAGCCAGTTCCAAGCTCAGATCGAAGTCCAGGTGGACCGAATAATTTGGTTTGTTGGACATCACGTACGACAGTTGTACTTTCTCCAGCCGCCCAAGCTGTGACGGGCTTATTCCATACGCGCCCGTCCCAGTCGGGGGGATAGAGCCCGGTGACATGGCAGGATGTTTCATAGCCACCGGCTTCGGACTTGCCATACTGGTTTCCTGCGAAGAGAGTGCGCTCATTCTTGAACTTCCCCATGCGGAAGAACTCCCGCTGCTTGGGGTACGGTTCAAAAAATTCCACGTGATGGTAGCGCCGATATTCATCGAGTTCCTCCAGAAATTTTACGTCTTCGACGGATAGGTTAGTCATCGTAGACGTCCGCCCTTCTGCTCTGTCCCATAGGTCCTCGGCTTGGAGGGGCAGGGGAACGAAGAACCGTCAGGCGCCGCATGGTAGCACCAGCACTGGCTGATCTCGCTGTACCGACGTTCCTGAAGTGCACAGCGGGACTTGTCGACGACCTTGATCGGGGTCGCGCCACCGGTAACCGGAATAGCATCGTGTTGGTATGCACGGCCCTGGATCTGCTCCAGATGCTTGCGGATCTCGGCGAAGTCGTCCGCAGCCATCGGGCCTTGCTTGCGCTCGCTCACTGAAGGATCTCCGGTAGCTCTCCCTGTGTGAAAACGTACTCGCCGGTGGCCGGGTCCTGGTAGGCATCGAACGGCTGCCGAACGCGCTCGCCGTCGAACACGATGCCCTCCTTTTGAAGGCGCTCGACCTTCAGGGCGCCGAACTTCGCCAGAACCACCGCGGCGCGCTCCCGGTCCATCACCTGGTCGGCGTTGAACTTACGCTCGATCAGATCCTCGGAGATCGATCCGAAGCCGGCGGCGCGCAGCATTTCGATGAAGCATTCCTTCGGAAGACGAACGACTTTCATAGGATATCCTCCAGGGTGCGGGGCTTGACCTCGGCGAACTCGGCATCGACCGCAGCCGGTATTTTCTTTGCCAGGCGGTGGCCGAGGAGCTTCTCGATCGGCAGCCCCATCTTCTGCGCCATCAGGACCGCGCGCTGCTGGAACTCGACGGAGACCGTGACCTCCTGCGTGATGCGCTCCTCATGCACTTCATGCACGCCGGCGCGGTCGAGGATGGTCTTGGCGGCCGCGAGGCGCTGCGGATCGCCGGGGGTCTGCGCGATCTCCTGGACGGCCGCGCGGGCGACGGGCACCATGCCGACCATCGTCTTGCGGGCCTCCTCGATAACGGCGGCCTGCATCCGGTAATCGTGGAACATGCGATGCGCTTGCACGCGAAGGCTCTCCCGGGCGCCCTCGAAGCCCGCCGCGATGACGGCCTCAATGTAGCCTTTGTGCCCGTGGCTGGCGCTGGGCCCGGTCACGAAAGCAATGCAGGCCGCGCGCCATCGGTCGTTCGGCAGTGCTTTCATCGCCGGGCCGTACTTCCCAAGATCAAATGGGGCGTCCACGTCTCTACCGCGGCCGCTCATCTGCCTTACGGGCTCTCTTTAGGGCCTTGGATAACTCCTCGACTAATCCTCGTAAAGCCTCGATTGCGGCTTCCGGCGTCTTATGGTT